AAACCCCAGCATCACCCCGTCCCACACCACGGTGAGAGAAGCTGTGGCCCCTGAGTTCTGGTACGACCGCGAGGATGAGATGGAAGCAGCCGGGTCCTGGTGATGCCCACGTACGAGTTCGCCTGCGACCCGTGCGACTACCTGTGGCACCACACCCTCACGATCCCCGAGTACGAGTCCCGTCCGCTCGCGGTCCTGCTCCACTGCCCACTCTGCGGCGGTACCGGACACCGGGTGTACGACGTCGCGATCGCGTCCGTTGTGCATGAGCACACCTCCCCCATGTACGGGACGGCGAGTTCCCCGCGCGGGATCAGTGACAACATGAAGCGCATGTCCGAGGCCGCCAGTGCCCGCACCGGGATCGAGCACAACTACCAGCCCGCCGACCCGGGCGACCACGCCGCGCTCGGCGTCGACCCGGAGTTCATCGCGGGGACCAAGGCCGTGAAGGGCGCGCGGTAGTGGCGATCCCGAACCGCCCCGACTACGACCGCGTCATCGACGACGAGTGGGGGCAGTGGGTGCATGACGAACTCGTCATGCGCGGCGTCAAGGCGTACGCCGAAACCACGGCGAACCAGACAGGCATCGCGAGCGGCGCGGACACGGACCTCACCGGCCTGACCGTCACGTTCACTGCCATCGCCGGGCGCGTCTACCGGGTGACCTGCGCCGTCACGTTCCAGTCGACCGCGGCAGGGGGCATCATGCTCGGCGTGAAGGAAGGCGCGGGCTACCACCAGACAGCGTCGGCCTATGCGGGCGCGGTGAACGCGGGTATCACGGCCGTGGCCCTGCGAATCCACCGGGGCACGCTCGCCGCCGGGGCGCACACCATCAGGGCGATGTGCTTCGTCGGGGCCGGGACGGGCCAGGCGAACGCGGGCGCCGCGACGCCGAACTTCCTCATGGTCGAAGACATCGGACCGTCAAGCTGATGGCCGCCCCCGACCGTCCCGACCCGGACGAACTCATCACCTCCGAATGGGGGCGGTGGGCGCAGGACATCATCGCCGCGTCCCCCGTCGTCGGCCAGTACCAGTCGACGACCGACGCGGCCGGGTGGGTCACGATCCCCGCGGCGGCGATGGGCCTGTCCTCCATCACGGGCGGGTTCATCACACCCCGCGCGGGGGCCATCGCGTACGGCACGTCCACGCCCGGCAACGTCTACCCGGGGCCGACGCTCCAGGCCCAGATCGCCAACATCGGCGCGGGCGGCATCGTCGTCATCCCGAGTACGTCCCTCATCGTCTGGTACTGCGCGTGGGGGACGCGGCTCTGATGGTCGCCATCCCGGCCCGCCCGACCGACGACGCCCTCGTCGACCCCGCCTGGGGGCAGTGGGTGCACGACAGCCTCGTCGGTGCCGCGCCGGGCGTCATCATCGGCATCACCGGCAGCCCGGCCGTCGGCGCGGGGGCGACCCTGCTTCCGATCCTCGCGAAGTCGACCGTGCGCCGCGAGGTCGGCGGCACCTGGATGCTCGCCGCGACCGCCACCACCGTCACGGTCCCCGTCGGCTGCGACGGCCTGTACCTGTGCATCGGCAGTGTCGTGTACAACGCGAACGCGGGCGGCGGGGCGCGCACCGTCGAGATCCGTGTCGACGGCGCGGCCCCTGCGTTGCCGTACAACATGACGAACAACGTGCCGCCGGGCACCGCCGCGCACTACGTGCAGTCCGTCCAGGTCATCCCGCTCGCCGCCGGTCAGACGATCGGCCTGTCCGCGTTCAACGACGGCGCCGCGACGACCCTGTACCAGGCGAGCCTGTCGCTCACGAAGCTCGGCTCCCTCGGCGTCCCCGGCACTGCGACCGTCCCCGGCTTCGTCATGTACCACGCCGCGGCGCTCCCCACCACGACCGGCGTGTGGGCAACGCTCCCGTTCGTCACGGCCGACGAACTCCGCGACGTCGGCAACTGGTTCACGCAGGGCACGTCCACCACGCGTTTCGTCTGCCCCGAACCGGGGGTCTACAACATCAACGCGTCCCTGACCTTCGACGCGCACGCGGCGACGCCCGCTGGCCGGTTCCTGTCGTACAACGTCTCCGGTGTCAACTCCGGCGTCACGGACCTGCGGAACAACATCGCCAGCATCCCCATGTCCATGATCCTCGCCGATCAGCGCCGCCTCATCGCAGGCGACTACCTCGAACTCGTCTGCGAACAGTTCTCCGGCGCGACACTCAACGTGACCGGTACCCGCTTCTCCGCGATCAAGGTGGCAGACGCATGACCGACACGCCCGACTTCGTCCCGCACGACCACTCCGACAACGAGCAGGACGTCGCGCCGCACGGCGAGAACCCCGAACTCGAAGACCAGGAGGACGACGATGGGTCTGTCGACGAGCCAACTCCGTAGCGCCTGGGCGCCCCCCTGCAACGCGGGCACGTTCGTCACGCTCAACCTGAACGGTGAGGGCCGCGTCACCGTCGACCCGCGCATGCGCGAAGCCGTCACGCGCCTGAACGACATCCTGGTGAAGTGGAACTACTTCACGCGCCGGAACGACACGGGCGCGTACAACTGCCGCAAGATCACCGGGGGCACCGGGTACTCCCTGCACGCGTACGGCATCGCGCTCGACATCAACTGGTCCACGAACCCGTACGGCCCGAACCTGGTGACCGACATGCCGCAGGGCATGGTGAACGAGATCACCGCCCTGAAGACGAACAACGGCAAGCGCGTCTGGGAGTGGGGCGGCAGCTGGTCAGGCAACAAGGACGCGATGCACTACGAGGCGGACTGCTCGCCCGCCGACCTCGCGACGGGCATCGCCGGTTCGCAGGCCCCTCCGACAACACCGACCGACCCGTCCACCTCCACAGGAGATCCCAACATGTTCATCGTCATCAACGGCGTCGGTCTGTACGCACTGTTCGGCCACGTCCTGTTCGAGTTCCAGGAGTTCGACGAGTACACGCAGGCCGTCGAGTCCTCCCCGAAGGTCCCCATCCTCGGCGTCGGTGACGCGGTGCCGCTCGGCGGGCGGCAGTGGCTCGCGGACCGGCTCAACGAGCAGTCCGTCCGCGCGACCCAGGGGTGAGGCTGCCGGGAGGCTCCTCCCACGGGTGGGCGGGGGCGACGGCGTTCATCGTCGCGACGTTCCTGTCGGCAGGCTGGGCCATCGCGATGGTTGCCGCCGCCCTCGACGACGACGTGTCGGCGCAGGGCGTCCAGTTGCTCTCGGCCCTCGGCGGAGTGCTGGCAGGGGCGGTCGCCGGGTACCTCGGCGCTGGTGCGGCGTTGCTGTGGACGCGCCGCCACCAGGAGGACGATCCGGCTGGCTGACCCCGGGCGGGGGTACCGTCTGCGCATGCTCTCCGTCATCTGGACCTCACCCGACGCGGCGGAAGTCTGCTTCCTCATCGGGTTCATCTGCGCGGCCGTCGCGGCTGTCGTGGCCCTCCTCGCGCGCTCCGTCGAGATCGCGCTCATCGCGGCGGGCATCGCCTTCGCCGCGCTCGGCTTGCTGGCTCTGTAACGCCTGCTTGCATTCCGGGGTCCGTAGTTAAAGGGGAACGCGGTTCCCTTTCAGTTGGCTGTCACCGGGGACGCACTTGGACCCTGAGGGAAGGAAGGCGGGGGAAGATCCGAACCATCTCCCTCCCACCCCCCTTGCCCCCGGTGTGGGCCGCCGAAGGCGGCTCGCTCACTCTGCCCGGCTGCCAGTCCCAGGGTCAAGAACCACTCCCGTGTAACTTTCACCCATGCCCACTGCGTCGCGCGCGACTGCCCCGGTCCGCGACAAGACGTTCGGAATGTCCCCCTCCCCGGGAAAGGGTCAGCGTGAGAACTTCACGTTCGGTGACGGCGCTGTTCCTGAGTCCGAGGCAGGACTGGCCGCCGCCGTTCGCGACTTGTTCTCCCAGGCCCGCGAGGGCCGACGTGTCCGCACCGCGCAGTGGAACCGCAACGGCGAAGTCCTCGCGAACCGCACCTGGCTCGCGTCGCGGCCGCGCTGGATGCCGACGCCCGAAGTCCCTGAGATTTACCCGATCCTGGCTTCGATCGTGGGGTGGGTGACCGACACCCGCCCGACGTTCGACGCGGTCCCGTTCACTGCGCCCAACACGCCGTACCACGACTTCTGGCTCGCCCTTGCCGACGACCTGACCACCGTCATCTCGTCCGCGTTCATCGCGCAGACCCAGGAACGCGAACTGGAGAAGTCCACCTGGGACGCGTACACGCTCGGCACGGGCATCACGAAGACCGTGTGGGACCAGTCCCTCGACGGCGGCCTCGGCAACGTCGCCCTGTGCCGCACGAACCCGTACCACTTCTACCCGGACCCTCATGCGACGTCGACCGAGGACGGCACGTTCTACATCGAAGTGCGCACGATGTCGCTCCAGGAACTCGACCGGCGCTACCCCGGTGCCTCCAAGAACCCGAATGCCCTCCTCATGGGCAGCCAGGAGGGCATCGACCGCCAACCCTCCCCCGACGAACCCTCTGTCTCCCTGCCGATGGCGAACCCGGGCGCGATCTCCGGTCACACTCCCTCTTACGGCCTGCCGGGCCAGTCACGCGACAAGGTCGACCCGGTCCGCTCGCAGCCCGTCACCGTGTTCGAGTGTTGGATGCGCGAGCACATCCACATGCCGAACGAGGCCGAGGACACCGCGTACCCGACCCAGACCGAGGAGATGTGGCGGTGCGTCGTCGTGTGCGGCAACCGCGTCCTCCTCGACGACACGGCCGACAACCTGTTCGGCCACAACTGGCACCCCTACGACCGGTTCGTGCAGCACGAAACCGGCACGTTCTGGGGTCGGTCGATGGTGGAGGACCTGACCCCCTCCCAGATCGCGATCAACCGGTCCCTCGCCGCGATCCAGCAGAACCTCGAACTGACCGGCAACCCGATCCTGAAGGACAACGTCCGGTCCCTCCTCCATCGCACCCCGATCACGAACCGGCCGGGTACGCGCATCCAGGTCGGCGACGGCGGTGACGTCGACTGGATGGACCCGCCCGCGGTCGCCGAGGCCCACAAGTGGCTCATCGAGTTCCACCTCGCGGAGATGGAGAAGATCAGCGGCCTGTCCGCCATGACCCGGGGCACCGTGCCCACGGGTCGTAACTCCACGGATGTGATGAATGCCGTCCAGGAATCATCCTTTGTGCGAATCCGCCTGGCCCTCCGCAACATGGAGTATTGCCTTCGCTCCGCCTTCACCAAATATGCGCAGTTGGTCGTACGCAACTACACCGTTCCCCGAACCGTCGCGGTGGTGGGGCCTACTGGAGAGCGCACCACTCTCGCGCTTCGCTCCCGGCACTTCATGACCGACACGGAACAGGGCGCGATCCCGCTGAAGTTCCAACTCAACATCAACGCAGGCTCCCAACTCCCGATCTCCCCACAAGCAATGGCGGAGAAGGCGAACTTCTTGTTCTCCGCGGGCGCCATCGACGAGATCGCGCTCCTCCAGGCCCACCGCTGGCCGCACTACGCGCAGGTGTACGAGCGCGTCATGCAGCAGCGTCAGGCCATGCTCACCGCCCAGGCAGCCCCCCAGTAGCCTCGCCCCATGCCGCTCACGATCACGTCGCCGTCCGGCCCGAACGCCGAGGCCGTCGCCATCAAGATCGCGACGGCCATGCCGCACCCGGTGCGCCTCGTCACCGCGCACGTCACGTTCGACGACGACTATCCGACCGGGGGCTACCCGCTCACTCCCGCGATGTTCGGCTTGACCCGCATCACGCACGTCTTCAGCTTCTACGGCGCGAACGCGAACGGTCACCCGGCCCGCCTCGTCTACTACCACAAGCCGTCCCAGACCCTCCGCGTCTACACGGCCTTGTCGAACCAGGCGAACAACCATTCCGACCAGTCGAACATCAGCGTCGACCTTCTCGTAGCAGGAGCCTGACATGGCGAAGCTCGGCAAGAACTCCCGGCTCGGGACCGGCACCCCCGCGTCCCCGCTCACCTCGGTCACGGCTGACGACTGGTACGTCATCAAGAAGTACCGGTCCGACGACGAGGCGGCGATGGAGCGCGACGAACGCAACCTGCACGTCCAGCCGTCCGAGGTGGACTACGGCGAAGACGACGACTGACCGATGATCGCCCCGATCTCGAACTCCGCGTTCCCGGTCAACGGTGCAACGGCGCTCATTCCGGTCGGGTCCGGCGCGGGCGGGTCGCCGGTCAACATCATCATCCACAACACGTCCGGCGTCACGATCACGGTCGGCTTCACCCCGGCGGTCAACACGACCAACTTCCAGGTCGTCTCGACCCAGTTCCTCTCGATCACGGTCCGCAACCAGCCCGTGTACCTGTGGTCCCCCTCCGCCGTCACGATCAACGTCATCGCGAGTCCGACCTGATGCCGACTCAAGGATGGGAGATCGGCGGCCAACTCGGCGGCGGTGCGCCCGGCCCGGCTGGCCCCAACGGCCCGCAGGGCGTCCAGGGTCCCCCCGGCCCCGCGGGCGTGCAAGGCCCCCAGGGCGTCACGGGCGCGACGGGTGCCCCCGGTCAGGGTGAGGGCTGGTCGTCGGGCACGGGCACCCCTGCGGGCGGCACGGGCAACGTCGGCGACTGGTACCTCCAGTTGGACACGGGCGACGTGTGGGAGAAGACCGGCGCGTCGACCTGGACGGGGCGCGGCAACATCAAAGGCCCGACCGGCAGCGTCGGTCCTCCCGGTGCGACGGGCGGCACCGGCCCCCCCGGCGTTCAGGGCATCGCCGGTCCGCAGGGCCAGGGCATCATCCCGGGCGGCCTGACCGAGCAGATCCTCGCGAAGTCCTCCAACGCCGACTACGCGATGAAGTGGATGACGATCCCGGCGGAGGTCATCGTGTCGCCCACCGACCCCGGGTTCACGTACCTCCTCTGGTACGACCCGACGTCCGACCCGGACTTCGGCGCGCTCGACGAGGTCAAGATCGGCACCGTCGACCCCGGCCCGACCTACGAACTCTGGTACGACCCGGACGGGGTCCCCTGATGGGCGTCCTCCGCGCGCGCGTCAACGGGGCCTGGGTCGACCTGACCGTCGGCGCGCCCGGCCCCCCCGGCCCGGCTGGCCCGTCCGGCATCACGACCGTCTCGTCCGACGCGGGCAACGACCTGACCACCGGCACCGACGGCCGCATCTTCTACGACGACGCGACCCACGTTCAGGGCAAGGTCCCGATCTACGCGACGGAAGCCGCGCGCGACGCGGCCATCACCGCCCCGATCGAAGGCCAGCAGTCCTACACGCAGGACACGAACACGTACTGGTCGTGGAACGGCACCGCCTGGGTGCCCGTGTCCTCCACCCCCACCGGCACGGTCACGATGTTCGGCGGCACGTCCGCCCCGGTCGGCTGGTTCCTCTGCCAGGGCCAGACGCTCACCACTGCGACCTACCCCACCCTGTTCGCGGTCATCGCGTACAACTTCGGCGGTTCCGGCCCGAACTTCATGCTCCCCGACCTCCGCGGCCGGTCCCCCATCGGTGTCGGCCCGTCCGGCCAGGGCAACAACTACGCGCTCGGCCAAGCCTGGGGCAACGAGTCCGAAGCCCTGTCCGTCGCGCAGATGCCGACGCACTCCCACGGCGGGGCCACGGTCGGCATGGACCGTGCCCAGGCCCACAACCACCGCGGCTGGGGCGGTCTGTCGATCGTCCACGCCGGGGGTGGCATCACCGGCATCGGGGGTCTGTCCGGCTCCGGCACCCAGGTCGGTCAGCCGTCCACGGACAACACGAACATCGACCACCTCCACGGCATCTACGGGGAGGGTGGCGGTCAGGGTCACAACACCGTCCACCCGGTGCGCGGCATCCACTTCATCATCAAGACCTAAGGAGGACCCGATGGGAGTTCTACGCGTCAACGTCGGGGGCACCTGGGTCGACGTGATCGGCGGTGGCGGCACGGGTGGTGGCGGCGATGTCAGCCACGGCACGGCCACGGTCCCCGTCGAACTCGTCGCCGGTACCGACGTCCTCGGCAACCTGACCATCGTCAAGGACGCGACCCCCACCGCGAACTGGCCGGAACGTCTCCGCTTCAACTACGACGACGGCACGCGCGTCCGCCGCACCGGGTACTTCAACGAGTACGGCGAGATCCGTTCCATCGCGGCGAAGACCAACACGACGGCCGCCCGGTTCTACGGCAAGGAGTTCACTGCCGACGGCACGCGCGACGTCACGGTCCCCGTCCTCCAAGTCTCCGACGACCGCAACCTGAACACGAACCTGTTCGCGGTCTACGGCGACGGCGACGTGTACGTCGCGAAGGACGTGCAAATCGTCGGCAACGTCACCGCCGCGAACATCGGCGTGAAGGTCACGTCCGGCACGTCCCCTCCCGTCGCGCCCGCGGTCGGTGACGTCTGGGTCGACACGAACTAGGCCCCTGATGCCCACCCTTCTCGCCCAGTGGGGTGTCGACTCTGCCCTGACGTCCACGACGACGCCGCTCCTGGTCCCCGTCCCCCAGACCCTCCCCGCGGGCACGCTCGTCGTCGTCGGCATCGCGTCGATCACGACGTCCGCCCCGACCATCCTCGTCGCCGACCAGGTCGGCTCGAACGTGTGGACCGTCACCTCCGGCCGCCAGTCCGCGGGGGCGACCTCCAACGTCACCCTCGCGTCGTCGCTCCTGGTCCTCGCGCTCCCCGCCGGTTCCAACATCGTGATCGGTCACGCCCCCTCGTTCTCGCGTCACACCATCGTGTGCGCCGCGTTCTCCGACGCGACCCTCCCGTCCCCCGTTCACGGCGTGTCCGGCGAGACGACGTCGACCGCCGTCGCGGGCGGTGCGATCTCGGTGGCCGCCACGTCCCTCGTCTTCGGGGCCACGGCGTTCATCAACTCGGGTCGTATCCTCACCCCCGACGCTCCGTACACCGCGTCCGTCAAGCACCTGTCGACCGCCGGTTCGGGCAACCGTGGCATCCAACTCGTGTGGCGCGACGCGAACCCGGGCACGTACTCCCAGATCGGCATGCTCGACTCGGGCGGCATCAACCTGACCGTCCTCGGCTCGATCGTCACGGGCGTCGCCAACGAGGAGTGGACCGCCTACCCCGTCAAGGTGTGGACCGGCACCGCCTGGGTCGCGAAGCCCTCCAAATACTGGAACGGCACGGCCTGGGTCGCGAAGCCGATGAAGGTGTTCGGCCCGGTCCGCGCGGGCACGACCTGGGGCAAGGCGAAGTGGGACCGCAACAACTGGGACTCGACGGACCGGTGGGGCACGGCGCGCTGGAAGCAGGACAACTGGGAGTCGTCCCCCGCGGCCTGGGACGAGGCCCGCTGGGACGCGGCCCGGTGGCGGGGCACGTTCACCGACACGCTCCGCGAATCGTTCAACGACCTGACGCGCTGGGTGAACGGCGGGGCGGCCACGGTCCTCCAGAACGGGCGGACGAACACCGGGGTCCGCATCACGAACAACGAACTCCGCTACACGATCCCGACTCCTTCCCTGTCCACCTCCCAGACCGTCGGCTTCGCGTATCGCGTCGCGAACATCGCGACGGCCCGCGTCATCTGCCAGTTCCGCACCGTCGGCGGTGGGTCGAACCTGTTCACCCTGCGCGTCAACACCGACGGTTCGCTCCAGGCCTTGTCCGGCGCGACGGTGTCGCAGATCCTCTCCCCGGCCGCCACCCTCGTCGTCGACACCTGGTACTACCTGGAACTCGCGACGAAGATTTCCAACACGACCGGCTACGCGTCGATCCGCGTCAACGGCGTCTCCCTCGGCACGGTGACCAACGTCGACACGAACGCGGGCTTCACCGAGGGTGACCCGATCGGTGTACTCGCGCTCGTCGCGGCCTCCCCGGGCACCGCGGACTACGACGACCTGTACCTGCGCCCCGATCTCGTCTTCCAAGGACCGCAGACCATCCGCTGACCGTCCCGCCCCTCTGTCCTACACTCCCCCTCATGGCACAGTCGAAGCCCACCACGAACGGCAAGGCCCCGATCATGAAGAAGGGCCACACCTCCACCGGTCACTACGGGGACACGCCGAACCCGAAGCACCCGGTCACCAGCACGGTCAAGGAGCACTCGCTCAAGTAGCGGGTACCCCTCATGGCTGTCGGTGGCAAGACCACCAATACGTCCGCGGAGATCCTGAAGTCCATCCTCGGTGATCTGGCGATGGCGAAGGCAATGCCGGACGCGAACCTGGAGTTCCTCACTGGCCTCGAAACGTCGATCCTGGCCGAACTCCGTCGCCCGATGGAGATGTCGGCCGGGGGTACGCCCGGCTCCCCGGTCCCGCCGCCGATGCCGGGCGCGCCTGAAGGCCCCATGCCTCCTGCGCCGCCTGCGGGGGGCATGGGGTCACCCCCTGGTGCGCCCCCCGGTATGCCGCCGGACATGGGGGGTATGGGTCTGCCACCGATCCCGCCGTCCCCGCAGAACGTCCCGGGCGGCCCCGGCTCGAACCCTGTCATCCCCCCCGACGAACTGTCCCGCCTGCTCGCAGGCTCTGCGTAGGAGTACCCATGCCCGACAAGCGCGACGAACGCAAGGCTGACGACAAGGCCGACGCGAAGGACACGAAGGACACGAAGGCCGAGGACGAAGCCCCGGAGGCCGAGGTCGACCCGGCCCAGGCCGAGGCGGAAGCTCTGGACCCGACCGCCGCGGCCCGCGGTGTCTCGCCCGACACGCGCGAGGTGAACGCCCCCCCTCCTCCGCCCCCGGACGACGACGCCGACGACGACGAGTAGGCACGTCCCACCGGTAGTGCTTCAGACCCACTACCCTCGCTCTCCATGAGCGACGCATCCGGGCTGGAACCGGACCCCACCCAGTCCCTCGACGGCATCCCCGACGACCGTCTCTCCGAACTCGAACGTCAGGTCGTCGCCCAGTTCGTGGCCCCGGATGAGGCGCTTGCCCCACCGCACGCCTCGTCCGGGACCACCCCCGACCCCGCCGATCCCGGCACAGAGACTCCCCCTGAGGACAGGTCCGAAGACTCAGGTGTGGAGGGTGGCGAGGGGGAGCAGGAGGGTGTCGCGCCTTCCACTCCCCCCGCCGCCGCGATCCCACCCCCACCCCCACTCGACGCGTCCGCGGACATCACCGAGGGCACTGAAGCCCCGCCGCTCGACCGCACGCTCCCCATCACCGAGTGGGCCACCGAGGACCAGGACCGCGCCCGTGCCCTCGTCTCCTGGGCGGACGGTCTGACCGAGGAAACCACCGCGCAGATCGACGCGATCACCTCCGGCAACTACGCGCTCGTTCCCGTCGATGACATCCCGGCCATCACCGCGTTCTACCAGGCACGGCAATCTGGTCAGACCGGCACTCCCCCTCCCACTCAGGCCCCAGCACCCGCGTGGGAGGAGGACCCGGACCTCCCTCCGCCTGACCCCCGCTTCGACCAACTCCAGCAGCGCCTGGAGCAGACCGAGGCCCAGGTCGCGGCCGAAGCCCAGACCCGTCAACTCGAACTCACGCGCGCGGACATCAACGCCGGAGCCGATGAGTGGTTCGCGCAGCACCCGTACCTGGACGCCACCGACCGCTCGCGCCTCGAATCCTGGGTGATCGACTCCGGCGCGTACATCCAGCACGCGTCGCGCCATCAGCCCCGTCAGGCCGTGCAGCAGGCCCTCGTCCAGGCCCTCGCGGTCGACCCGGTCGTGGCTCAGCGCCGCATTGACGCGCAGGTCGCGGACCGCCTCGAACAGGAGCGCGCGGCCCTGGCCTCCCAGACCCGCCAGAACGCCGGGTCCTCCGCGCTCGCAGGTTCCGGTTCCGTCATGGCCCCCGGCCGTCAACCCCTCGACCCTGACGCGGCGATGGTGGAGACGATCCGGCAGGCCATGCAGAACGGCGCGTAGTCTCCGCCCAGCCTCCGCTGGGTCCTGTTCGATCACGCCCCCGTCCACTCCCAGCGGGGGCTGTTACGCGCGCGTGTACCCATCCCCCGATTCCACCGAGTGTCGCTGATACGGTGTCGCCAACTACACCGCTGTGGTTCCCGCATCGGAACCCCGTCTCGGAGGATCTTGCATGGCACAGCCCCAACCCATCGGCCTCGGGACGATCACTTCGATCGTGAGGCAGTTCATCCTGCCGAAGATCACCGACGCGGTCTACGACTCCAACGTCTTGTTCTTCCGCATCAACCAGGCCAAGCGGTTCATCCGGGGCGGCACCCAGATCGAAGCGCCGATCATGTACTCGAAGTTCCAGAACGGCGGCAGCTACCGCGGGTTCCAGCAACTCAACATGGCACCGAACGACACGGTGCGCACCGCGGCCTGGGAGTGGAAGCAGTACTACGTGCCGGTGTCCGTGGATGGCCGGACCTTGATCCACACCGATTCGCCCGAAGCCATCGCCGACTACGTGAAGCTCCAGATGGTGCAGGCCGAGATGGAGATGGCTGAGAACCTCGGCACGGACATCTACGCCTCCACCGTCGGCGGTGACGGCATCGACGGCCTCGGTGCTGCCATCGACTCGTCGAACCCGGCGGGCGGCTTCTACGGCGGCCTGTCCCGCGCCGTGTTCTCCTGGTGGGCAGGCGGCGAGGACGCCACGACCGCGACCCTGACGGTCCCGGCCCTGAACGAGGCCTTCATGTCCGCCTCGTCCGGCGGCCGTCACCCATCCCTGATCGTGTCCCGCAAGGACCAGTACAACCGGTACTACAACATCGCCGTCGCCGACCAGACGACCATGCAGGGTCCGGTCATGTACGACGAGCAGCTGTACTCCGCCGGTTTCACCAACCTCGTCTTCAACGGGGTGCCCTGGGTGATCGACGCGAAGTGCACGCTCGGTGTCGGCAACAACTCGTGCATCTACATGCTGAACGAGGACTACATCCAGTGGGCCGTCTCGCCCCGCGCCGACATGAAGATCGAGGACTTCCAGACCCCGATCGACCAGGACGCGATGGCGACCAAGATGCTGTTCGCAGGCAACCTGCTCCTCACCGCCCCCGCTCTCAACTTCAAGCTCTCGGCCATCACCGCCTGATCCCGGAGGACCAGCAACATGCCCACCATCCAGAACGAGTTCAACGCCTTCGGTGACGTCTACGGCGGCACGGCCAACGCCCCCGGTTACCGCGAGGAGCACAAGTTCACCGCGGTCGGTCCGATCCCCGCGGGTACCGCCGTCGTGTACGACGTCGCCAACCTCGCCCCCGCGGGCAACATGCGGGGCCTGCGCGTCGCCGCTCCGTCCGGCGTCGACTCGATGCTGTTCGCGGGCGTGACCGAAGGTGGCGCGGCCCTGGCCGGTGACGAGGTGACCGTCGTGACCTACGGTCCGGCGAAGATGCTCGGGTCCGCGGTCGTCGCTGCGGGCACGGCCGTCGGACACACCGCGCTCGGCGCGTCGAAGGCCGCCGGTACCGCCTCCGCCACCGTCAAGAACATCGGCTACACCCTCGATGCGTCCACCAACGGTGGCTACAACTGGGTGTTCGTCCATCCGGGGGTGTTCTAGGCCGTACACTGCCGTTCGGGAGTTGTTCTCCCTCACGTTGGTGCGTGAAGTTGCCGCCCCCCAGTCCTGCTTTCATCGGCCGGGACTGGGGGGTCGCACGTTTTCGCTCTAGACCTGTCCTACACTCGGTCCATGCTGTCGCCTGACTCGTTCATCACCATCGAGAACCTGGCCGAGGACCCCTTCATCTACCGGTTCCAGGGCCGCCAGGTCATCGTCGCCCCGCACCTCCCCGTGCCCATCCCGTGGGAGCACATGCTGCGCATCGCGGGCGACCCGTTCTCCGACGAGACCGACCGGCGGAACCTGCGCTCCGACGCCGTCGAACGCCTCCGGTCCTTCTACGGGATCTACTCCGACGAGGCGCGCTGGGCCGCCCGCCACCCCCTCAAGTTCACCGACGAGGAGGGCAACGTCGTGCCCACCCCGTACACGCACCCCGACGACGGGGCCGTCGCCTCCACCGACCCCGCGGACCTGTCGTACCTCGTGTCCCGCATGCGCGCGAACGAGCAGGAGAACGCGGCCCTGAAGCTCCAGGTCGAGCAGATGCAGAGCGCGCTGGCCGCGACCCAGTCGTCGCAACTCACCGCGGACATCCCGGCCGACGCCGACATCTCCCCGGGCCTCGGCTCCATCCCCGACCCGGACGCCCCGCCCCGCCCCGCCACGCTCGACCTGCCCGCCGCCCCGCCGAAGCGCGCGAAGGCCGCCGCGAATCCGACCCCCTCCTCTGACCCCGTCACCGCCGACTCCCCCACGCGCGTCAAGACCTCGTGACCCTCCCGTCCGAGGCGTGGGCGGAAGCCTGGTCCCTGTGCCTGGACGCCTACCGCGACGCGTCGGGTGAACTCGCCGAACTTGACGCGGCCGTCGCGCAGGCTGAAGCGTCCGCCCTCGTCGGGCACTTCAAGTCCGCCGCGGAACGCGACCAGGCCGTCAAGTTCAACACGGCCGACCTGCGTGCCTCACGCATCCGGCTCCAAGGCTCCGTGTGGGTCCTCAAGGCCGAGATGGAGTTCGTCGCCGCCATGTTCTCCTCCGGCATCCCGTACTCGGCCTCCATCGACCCTGCGCGGTATCACCTCCCGTAATCTCACCCCATGCCTGAGCGCGTACTGACCGACCAGGACGTCGTCATCGCGATCAAGGACTTCTCCCCCGGCATCGTCGACCCGAAGGCCGCCGGACCCGGTGCTGGTGGTGGCACGATCGTCGCGGCCGGTGGGGCGCAGGAGGTCGGTACGGCGGGCTGCGTCGCGAACGTGGACGGCAGCCTCGGCCCCGGGTTCAAGCTCACCCAGTCCTACGCCGAACCGGTCCCTGCCGCGTTCAACATCTGGGACGCCACTTCCCGCCCGGCCGACGCGCCGTACCGTTGGCTCGCTGCTTCCGCCCTCATCGCCCCGGCCGTCGCGCAACTCTCCGGTGAGCAGGAGATCGACAACCTGTCCACCGTCGCCATCGCCTACGCGGAGTACATCGGTGCCACTGCCGCCGGTACCCCCACCGCCGGTCAGCCGTTCCGCGAGTCCGTCGGCTGGAACCTGTGGTCGAACGCCGGGTCCTCCGCCACGCCTCTCGCCGAGTTCGCGAACTGGCAGACGCGGATGGACACGAACTTCAACCACTCCGGTGGCAGCGACATCCCGTTCCGCCAGATTTACTCCGACCTCGTCGCCGGGTGGTGCTTCTCCCAGTCCGCGTTCACGCAGACGGTCCGCCGGTCGATCTTCTGGCTCGCGTCCACGCGCGGCTACGACCTCCAGGTCGCGACGAACAACGACTGGTTCACCTGGCCTGACGTCGAAGCGGTCCTCACCCAGGCCCGACGCAACACCGCCCTCGGCACGGTGCACCCGATCGGTTACCCGGGCGTCATCGCCGGGTCCTGCTTCCACCAAGCGAAGCTCCTCACCACCACCAAGGCGACCGTCGCGGCCACGCCTCCCGTCATCGACATCTCCCCGGTCCTGTCCTCGTTCATCGTGCAGCCCATCGCCGGGTACATCTACTTCAACCCGGCGCGGTACACGGTCGACTCAGGCCTTGACCCGGCCATCCCCTACGGCTTCACCGAGGCCATCGGGTCGGAGGACTACAACATCACCGGCTTGCTCTCCATGAACGCCGAAACCCTGTTCATCACGCAGATGGTCGGCGGGTGCTCGGCCCTGCGCGGTCCTATCGCGAACCCGCAGTACACGCCTCTCGCCTCGGTCCCTCCGACCGGGGCGTACTTCTCCCGCCCGTGCCGCACGAAGATCGGTGCGGTCTACGCGGCCGCCACCGGCATCTACGCGTGGAACGAGGGCAACCAGGTCACCGACCTGTCCGTCAACCTCCCCGGCCGGTTCTGGGTCACCAAGGGCACCGCGTACGACAAGTCCTTCATGCTCCAGCGCCGCGGCAAGCTCGCCGCGTCGGGCAAATGGCTGTTCGTCCCCAACGACTACTTCCTGAACCTCGACTCGGGCGCGTGGTGGCGCATGCCCGCGAAGCCCGACGTCGACACGCCCCCGTACCAGCACTACGAAGTCACTCCCGGCGACCGGGTCTACGCGATCCCCGCGTACCAGTCGGCCAACACCACCACCCTCTGGAACCAGTACGACATGTCACGCCCGGAAGACGCGGCCGGTGCGACCTGGTCGTGGAAGTCCCACGTCTTCCCCGATCTGCTCGACACACGCTCGATGGTGTGCCGCGAGGTGAAGGTCATCGCGTCGGGGGCGGGCACCGTGGCGCTCACCGTCGAAGGCGGTGACACGTCGTCCACCGCGACGATCACCGTCTCGAACCACCCGCAGACGTACCGCGTCGACACGGCGGTCCACACGATCAACACGACGCGCGGGACCACCTGGGGCACGACGCTGTCCCTGCTTGCGACGGGCAGTGGCAGCGGCCCGCTCCCCACCGTGCACTCCGTCGACCTCGTCTTCTCCCCGAAGCAGTCGATTCCGAGGGCGAACTGATGGCGCTCGGCGGGCAGTCGCGTTTCTACTGGCCGTACCCGAACCCGCAGAACTTCGACGAGGTACGCGCCAACTTCGACCACGCCCAGGAGCGGTTCGACCGCATGCCGGTGTTCGCCCCCCAGTACACGGGGGCGCTCACCGCGACGATCACGACGTCAGGCGCCTACGAGGCCCTGGGGCAGCCGTTCACGTTCTACAAGGACGAGTCGTGGACGGTCATGGAGTACACGGCGTTCCTCCAGGGCTTCTACAACGCCTCAGGTGCGGGTGGGGTGACGATGGATGTCCGCACGGTCGTCGATGGTGTGGTCGTGGGGATCATCGCGCAGCACCATTGGAACCTCGCCGGGCTGCAACGCGCCGCAGTCGCAGGAGTCCAATCCCAGGCCGGGTTGAAGGCAGGCCGCCACGTCATCCAGATGCAGGCCCGCTCGAACTCCGCCAGTTCGGTCCTGTTCGACTTCGGGACGTCGGTCACTCGCATCCTGGAATGCATTCCGCCTCGCGGTCAGTGATGTCTGGGAGACTCCACCCATGACCCTGACGCTCCTCCAGGCTCGTACCCGGCTGCGTGAGCGTCTCGACGAGGACACCGCCACCTTCTGGTCCGACGCGCGCCTGGATACCTGGATCAACGAGGGCGTCACGGACCTGGCCCGGCGAGCGGAAACCGTCCTCATCTCTGCCCAGAACAACGCGGTCATGGCCGGGATCAACGTCGTCCTCGTCCCCACCGACGTGCTGCGCATCTACCGCGTCGAGTACGAGTCGGTGAGCGGTACCGACATCAAGGCCCTGGAGTACCGCGACTTCAACAACATGGACGAGGTGTGGTGGGAGTCCCAGGAATCCTCGATGGGGGAGCCGTGGTGCTACACGACCAAGGGCTACCCGCCCGTCCTCCAGATCGTCCTGTACCCCACGCCGTCGGAGAACGCGAACCTGCGCATCCACTACTACTCGACCCCCCTTGCCGCAGTGACCGACACGACCCCCCTCGCCGTGCAGGCCGGGTGGGAAGACCTGGTCCTCGACTACGCCGAGTTCCGCGCGCTCCGCACCGACCGCAACCCGGAGTGGCAGACGGCGTTCCAGATTTACGAGGCGAACGTCGTTCGGCTGATGGAGCGGTCACGCCGATTCGTGGAGGCCGCCGGGCAGATCCAGACCCCGGTGTCGGGGAACGTCCCCGCGTGGCTCGCTCAGGGGGAGTGGTAGCCCGTGCCTGACCTCGGCTCCCTCCTCGCGGCCGCCGCCCCCGTCGCCGGC